GGCAAAGACTTGTTCCACTGATATATGTATCGCTGGTCCTTGCCCATGCCTCCAATGTGCCGCGAATGCACAAGATCAAGCCAAAGAACTCTGCGCACAAGCGCATTTTCTTCTCCATCTGCATACCACCTGTTGATATAGTCTAGCAGCAGTGAATGGACACAGGGCTGCTCAGACGAATCAAACGCCTTGAAGTCACCATCAAAGACCTTAGGCCCGTGCTTAGATAAGTGCCAGGCAAGGACGTTCCAGTCAGTGTAGGTGCAGATCCCAGGAGCCATGCCAGTGAGGGTGTGGTTCTTCATGACAGCAGTGCAAAAGGCACCAAAGAACATGCGGAAAGCAACCACATAGTCCAATGGTGCTGATGAAATGAGCCGTGTAGCGACGTCTTGCACCTTCTGCTCGGAGCGGAGCTCATCTTTCAGGAAATCCACAAATACATGTGAAAGTCTAATGCCAGAGCGAGCGCTCGAGATCACGTGCTCAACGCGTTTGCGTAGCTCAAGTGCGAGAGGAGTGGTGAGATCGTAATTCTCACCATCTCCAAAGATTTCCTTCTTGCCATTGCGAACATCATACACATAGGGGAAACCAGCAGCAGTGCCGCGAGGGATGCTGCGAAACTTCTCCTGGGGGATACCACATACGGCCTCCTCAAATGTGTAAATGATGCGCGGGCTGTCCTTAGTGACCCGGGTGAGTGGTTGCATGGCAATGTGCGTAGCTTGCTTAAGCCACTCTTGCTCATAGATGAGCAGAGGTGACGAATAAGGCTTCACAGCGTTCTCCATGGGGTAAACCAGCACACCATTGCGGTATACCGGTGCCAGGGGCGCAGGTTTGCAAGTGTATTCTCCAAGTGAGCCAAATAAGTCATCCACAACATAGTAGGAGGTTTTGGGACAAATGACCACTGGGCGCTCTACCTCGCCAATTGGCAGGAAAGAGCCCCCGTTCTCAAAAGGCAACAAGTTGCCTGCCTGGAGGGACACGCCTCGCTCAGCGAGGTCTTGGACGAAGTTGTCTCTGATAACTTGGAGTTCTGAGCGAGCCTCGTCAATCATCTCCTGAGTAATGATATTAGAGTACCCAACACGTCGCTCCTCCGCACCACAGACGTGAACTCCAATCACCGTACGGCCGCTGTAACTGCTGCTATCGAAGATGCACAAAGGTGCACCACAATCGCCTGCCACAGTGTGTGCCTGGTAGCTGAAGTAGCGTTGAAGCTTGCGAGGAACAAAAGTGAGGTTTTGGCCGTATGAGAGCGAAGGAATGACAAAGATGGTCCTGGTGTTGGCATTACAAACTCGCTTACGCTCGTCCACACCACACACGTCCAGCCTAGCCCTCACTCCGCCAAGGTAGCGAATATCGCCCTCCTTGATGAAGTTGCTACTGATGTTCCTGTGCGCGCGCACGTCCTCAAACTTCACGAACTCCACATCAATGTTGGGCTTGGAGATGCGTGAGAAAGACAAAAACTTCTTGAGGGACATCTCGAAAGTGTGTGCCTCGTTGAGTGAATGCCTAAACTTAAGCTTGCTGTTGAGCTTGAGCTCTCCCTCGGCAAGCTTTAGCTTGAGTTGTGCGGTAAAATGTTCTGGCAACGCTGCCAGTTCGTGCTCAATGAAGAGCACTTGGCCAAGAATGAACTCGGCCCCATCATCCAAGAGCGCAGACAGCTTGTAGGAGTTAGCATATGCATTTGTTGCCACGCTCTGGTCACAGCCTTGAGTGCGAATGTCGCGAGCATGCATACGCTTGGCTGCGGATGTCAATGGTCTATTGCTCTGGATCCTGGGCTTGCCTTTCCCCCTCTTGAAGAGCGAGGTTAAGACGGACCACAAACCCCCTAGAATGCCGCGCACAAAGCCGAAAGCAATAATGCCTCCAACTGCAAATGTGAGTAGCGTGAGGATGCGGGAAGCACCTCTGGCGCCACTTTTGAGCTCTTCCAGGTTGGAATTGAGTTCCTTGTGAAATGCTTTCAGATCAAGGGCGGGCGGAAGCTCACCACATTCACTGGAAGCAGAAGAATTGTCAAGGGTTGGGCGCGTGGACAACCACTTCCCGGCCTGAAGTTGAACTCCAGGCAGTCCCTTAGCGTATTCATCGTGAACCTTCATGGCTAACTCATGTGCGCTAATGCGCTGCCTGAGCTCCTGAGCGACGTCCTCAACTAGCTGGCTCATAGGAATTGGATCACCTAGGGGCTTGTCAGCAATAAAGTCGTGCTTGACTGCCTCCCAAATGTGCCAAGGGTAACGATGGATGCCTTCATTAAGAGCTAAGCAGCGATCAAGCTCTCGTGTGTAGGCGGAATAGTCCAACTTGTTGGTGCCAGGTATGGCGTACTGCTGCTTCAGACGGATCTCATAGGGAAACTTGAACCGCCTGACGACAGCCTCTGGTTCATGAAGCACGGTGCGTGCCTCAGAGTCAATGCTCCCAAGGTTGGTGGTGCCAAGCACCATCTTTGAACCGAAGTAGATCTTGCCCTTAGAGGCTAGATCCGCAAAGTTCAGTGGGAAGCACCAGGGGCTGATCATACGGATGACGTTGATGTAATCGCTGTCTTTATCCTTAGCGTCAGCACGCTGTTGAAAGGCATCATCGATGACAATAATCTCTTGCCGTGAGTAGCCATTCCAATACTCTGTGGGTCCTTTCTGCCAGATGTTCTCCTGGAGACGACTCATGGGGGTGCCTGGAGGCATCAAACCACTTTGGATCAGCACCGTAGTGCAGAAGTGGCTGGCCATGAGAGTCTTACCAATACCCGGAGCTCCAAGCAACATGACTGCTACTGGCTCGAGGCGGAAGTTGTTTCTGGCGTTAAGGCTGCCAAGGTGAGGATGGAGCAAGTCGGTAGCTTTGGCAACGTAGGCACTGATCATGCCCATCATGCTAGTGCCACGATATGCTTCTTTGAGACAGTAGCCCTCGTTCACAAGGCCCACCAGCTTGTTAAGCTCATCAGCGTTCAAATCCACTTGAGCTGTATTGTGCTGGCGAGCAGCCTCATCGACACGGGTGGCCCACTCATAAGTGGGCTTGTGTGCTGACTGAAAGAAATCAACACGCTCCTTGCCGAAGCGGTGCCTGATGAAGTTGACGCCGGACTGCATTGCCTCCAACATCCAACGCATGAATACCTCCCAGCCACTGGTCATGCGTTCAAGCATGGATATGCGTTTGCAAAATTCAGTGACAGTGGAGGCCGAAGCTCTGCCGCGGAAGACAGAGAAGGTGAAAATGGTTGACAAGATCCTGGGCGCGTTGTCCAGGATGCCTGACTGGAGCTTCACGGAATCGCCAGAAAGGTCATTGCTGTCGGGAAAGAACTTAGCAATGATTTTCCAGATCTTGGGACCCACAACGACTGACAAAGCTGTAACAGCTAAAGATAGTAGGGGTCCGGGAATGTGCGTGAAATGCCCCAGGGCAAAATAAATGGTGAGCGCCAATGGAGCGGTCCACAAGATAGGCCCTAAGGCTTTCAAAAGGACTTGCTTCACCTCGCTCATCTTGTCAATGAGATGGTTAATGGAATCCATGGCCTTGTTGCTCTTCTTGAGTAGCTTGGTGGTCTGTGAAAACAGAAGCGTGAGAGCAGCGCCGATAGCAGCTCCTACAAACTTGCCAGACTGCAGTTGTACTGCAGGATTCCTCTTGTCACGAGCAGCCAGCACGTCTTGCTGACGCTGCTCCTTGGGAACTGCTTTACGAGCAGCGGTGGCTCTCTCCTGAGCCGCCTGCCTCTGGATCTCATCACGCTGAGCACGTGTAGGCTTTGCAGACATAGGTGATGGAAGCACCTTTCCAGACTGCAACCCTACACCGAACAGACTCACGGGAGCGTTCACCTTGCGCTCCATAGTGGTCCATTTGTGTGGGCGTGGCTTGTGAGGCTTCTGCTTATGCGCAGTTGTTACTGGCACCTTCTTCTCAGGTGCAACAGTCTTCTTCTTCCTCTGTGCCCTCCGCTGAGCACGCATAGCACGACGCACCTTATGAGAAGGGCGCACCGGTCCAGCGTACTGTTGCTTTGGGACCTCATCCTTGACATAGACGAAGTCAAAGTCCTCAACAGGGTGTGCAGGAGTCGTAATCCTGATCACACAGCTGACAGTCCTCTTGAACTTCTTCTGCTCCCTCTTGCGCCTGTTGCGCTCAAGCTTGCGCGTTGCCTTGATGAGAACGTTAACGAATATCTGCTCAGCCAGAGACTGTGCAAACACTCTGTCACTGTCCATCACGGGCTCAACCACAGGCTCGGGAGTCTCTTCCACTACAGCAAGCTGTACCACCTCTGGTACAGGGAGCGCGCGGATGGTAGTCCGTTCTCCTCGTTGTAACCTCCGGTTTCCTCGAGCAACATCTGCCCACGAGCGATA